GCAACACTATTTAACTCGTGCTGGTGATAAGTTAGATGAAGATATATTAAAACAATTACTAGATGCAGAGACATGGTTATCGGCTGATGAAGCTATGGAGTATGGACTTTGTGATGAAATTATCTCAGCAAATAATGCCGCAGCATGTCTAGATGAAAAGTGGATGAAGGAATACAAAAATATTCCACAACAATTAGTGAATACACAAGCAAACATATCACCAAACGAAATGTTAGAACGACAAAAAATTGCCGAAGAAGCGAAAGCTAACGCGGACTATATAAACACAATTTTAGGGGGAATTCATTAATGAAAAATAAATTTCGATTATCTATTGGTAACTTTCAATACTTCTCAAAAAATACATTGTTTGAACTAAAACAAAATTTATCTACTATTGGTCAACAGCTACAAAAAGTAGAGAATGAGCTTTCTCAGAAGGCGATTGATCCATCCGCAACCATGGAGAGTCTTCAAGTGTTACAGCAATCCAAGAAAGACCTTCAAATGCGTTTCAATGTAATTAAAGAACAACATGACACGATGGAAGCTGAACAGAAAGCGCAATTTCAAATTCAAGCTCAAACTCAAAATGGTTTGCAATCTATTGAAGATCCAAAACAAAAGGTAGTTGCAGCCAAAGCGGAATTGGTTCGAGCTACAATTCGTGGAGGTACCTTGTCACAAGAAGCACGAGCAGCTCTTGGTGATAAAAATTCAACAGGTGGCGAAAAGATTCTTCCAACTACAATGACAAATGAATTATTGCATGAACCATTTGTTAAAAACCCATTAAGAGACGTATCTACATTTACAAGTGTAACGAATCTCGAAATCCCTAAGGTTACTTTTACATTAGATGATGATGATTTTATTGCTGATACAGCAACAGCAAAGGAATTGAAAGCAGAAGGTGATGTTGTAACTTTCGGACGTAATAAATTTAAGGTGTTTGTGCCTATTTCAGAGACTGTTTTAGCAGCAACTGATACAAACTTAGTACAAACTGTAGATCAAGCGTTAGAAAGTGGTTTAGCAGCCAAAGAGAAGAAAGTGGCGTTTGCTACAACGCCTAAAGCTGGAGAGGAATCTATGTCATTCTATAAAGCTGGCATTAAGTCAGTTAAAGGCGCAACTTTATATAAAGCTATTAAGTCAGCAGTTGCAGATTTACATGAAGATTTTCGTGAAAATGCGACTATTGAAATGCGTTACACAGATTATCTAGAAATAATTGAAACACTTGCTAATGGTAGTGCAACTTTATATAATGCTCAACCAGAACAAGTTTTAGGGAAGCCAGTTAAGTTCTGTGATTCAGCAGTGAATCCAGTTGTTGGTGATTTCCGATATTCTCACTTCAACTACGATCCAAATATGATTTATGATCGTGACAAAGATGTAAAAACAGGTATTGAACTATTTGTTTTAACAGCTTGGTTTGACCATAAAATCAAACTGAAATCAGCATTCCGTATTGCTGAAGTGCAGACTACACCCTAATCCTCCCCAAGGACCAACAGGGTTAAAAGTTGATTCTACAACAGTAACAACGGCCAACATTAGTTGGTCTCCTGTTGTGTATGATGGGGGCATTAAAGAGTATCAAATACTTCGCAATGGAAAACAAGTAGGGACATCAGTAACAGCGACCTACAAAGACACAGGCCTAACTGGTGATGCAACATATTCTTATCAAGTGAAAGCAGTTGGAAATAACGGATTAAATTCTCCGTTAAGCGTTGAATTATCAGCGAAAACCAATGCTTCAGGATCATAGGTGATTATATGTTAGAGCTATTAAAAAGGAAAATGAAAATCGATGGAAATGAAGAGGATACAGATATTCAACTTCTAATCGATGGAGCAAAAGAATCCTTATTACAATCGGGTGTTCCTGAAAGTGAAAAGGCACTATATAAAATCGCGGTAATAACGCATGTTTTATTAAACTATGAGAATCAAGATAAATCATTAAATGTCCCTGCATTAAAGCAGTCGCTAGAAACCACGATATTACAATTAAGGGATTACAATAGCGGTGATAACCAATGAATCCAAGTAAATTAAATAAACGAATCATACTAGAACGAAAATCATCAGAAACAAAAGATGAGGAAGGGAACGCTATTCCATCTGAATGGAAAGAGTTCGTTAAGGTGTGGGCAGAGGCTAAAACGCCATTTGGTACAGGGTTTAAATCAGAAATATTTCAAGGGAATGCAGAGTTTGTTATTAAATTGATAAATTTTACAATTCGATATCGAAAAGGCATCAATTCAGCAATGCGTGCAAGGTATGATGGCAAGCTATATGAGATTAAGTCAGTTATTGATATCGACGAACAGCATAAGGAAATGTGCCTAATTTGTGAGGAGCGATCCAATTGGCAGAATTAGAGGTCTTCGGTATAGAAGAATGGATTCGTGAATTAGAGGGTTTAGGTCAAGATGTCCCTAAAATTACAAAAGAAGCATTAAAAGCGGGTGCGGGAGTATTTAAGCAGAAGCTAGAGTTTAATTCTCCCGTAGGACCAGAACCAAATACACCAACACCAAAGCAACCTTGGTGGGATGGGAAACATGCTAAAAATGCTATCGAAGAGGGAAGAGTTGTAAAGAAAGGCGGCTCTTATTTCGTTGAAATAGGATGGGATAAAGCAGATCGATCACCTCATTTCTACATGAAGTTCCAAAATTGGGGAACTAGTAGAAATCCTAATCCGCCACATAAAGGCTTTGTAGAGAAAACATTGGTTCAGAGTGAAAAAGAGGTGTTGCAAGCAATGGAAAGAGAATTTATGCGTAGGATTACAGGCCGATGAGGAATTTCAATAAAGATGTGTTCGATGTATTACGTACAGATGCATTTATTAAATCTGAGTTAGGTGGAGAGTTCATATATCAGTTTGTAAAAGGTAACGATAATACATCTATATGGATTACATTTTCTGAATTAAATACATCAGCAGGAATGTATGCGGAGAATGAGGAAACAACCTCAAACGTTATGTACCAAGTTGATATATGGTCCATGTCACCAATCAAAACACAACTAAAAACAGCAGTTCAGGCAGCTATGAAAAAGCTGTCTTTTCAGCGTTTAAGTACCTATCCAGATTATGAAATGGATACAAAAATTTATCGGTATGGTTTTCGTTTTGTAACGGAAGTCATAAATTAGGGAGGATAAAAAATGATTATTGATTTTAGGGATTTACATTATGCGATTTTAACTGAAACGCCAGATGGTAAATATAATTACACTACACCGAAAAGAATCGGGAAAACAGTTAGTGGTAAAGCTTCACCTAAGGCAGAAGGAGCAACTTTTTATGCAGAAGGTGGACCAGCAGCAACAGCTAGTGCATTCGGTGGTACTGAAATCGAGTTAGAAGTTGATAAGTTGTCTTTAACGGTTTACGCGGAATTATTAGGTAAAAAGGTTGTAAAAGGTCAAGTTGTTGATAATACAAGTGATGTTCCTCCGTATGTAGCATTGTTATATCGTTTGCCATACGATAACGGAAAAAATCTATATGTATGTTATTACAAAATGAAGTTTGAACTTCCAAGTGATGAACATAAAACAGCAGAAGACAAACCAACATTCCAAAGCGCAAAAATTAAAGGTAAAGCAATTCAACGTGCGGATGGTAACTGGAGACATCGATTAGATGAAGAAGAAGTTGGATTTGATGCAGCAGCAGCGGCGAATTGGTTTAAAGCAGTACCAACTCTACCTGTAGTAACACCTTAATAGAATAAGAATAATGGGATGGAAAATGCCATCCCTATTTTAATTTAGGAGGAAAAGTGAATGAAAATTACTTTACAGAATGCAGAAGGTCAAAAAGATTTTTATTTACCACAGTTTATTCCGGGTTCAGCAACTTTTGAAGCATCTACATTAGCGGACGAATTACAAGCAGATCTTGTACCAAAAGAAACAATTGAAAGAGCAGCTAATTTCGTTGCTAAAGTGTATGGTAATCAATTTACGGCACAGGAATTTGTTGATGGTACGCATGTATGGTTTTTATCTCTTACAATACATTCTATTTGTTTAACAACTATGGGGCGGTTAAATGAAGCAATAACGGTAATGGAAACGGTAGAAGATGCGAAAAAAAAGTTGATGGAACAGCTAGAGATGAAACCGAAAAGAAAACAATCAAGTATCGAGACATCGTAATCGATATATACAACGTACTTATGGATGCAGGAATGACACAAAATCAAATTAACGAAATGGATATTGCGTTTTACTTTACCTGTTTGGCTAAAAAGCAAAAGACAAATCGAGTGACATCAGCAAATCAAGCACCAGCATGGTTGTAAAGGTAGGTGAGAATTGAATGGCATTAGGTAATAATACAATAGGTGGTCGCGTCCGGTTGGACACAGATCAGTTTGAAAATGGAATTGCAGGTATAAATCGAAGTCTGAAACGAATTGATGCAGAGTTTAGAAATACTTCAGAACAGTTACGTGGCGTTGGCTCTGAGATGGATCAGCTGGAGAATAAGACAAATCATTTAAATCAAAAGATTGAAGCGCAAACGCAAAAAATGAAGCATTATGAGCAAG